GCTCCATCCAAATACTCCTTGATCACCTCCGTGTATCCGTCAATCGGGGTGAAGGTCAGCAACAGTTTTGCGTTGCGGGTTGCCAGTCGGAACCGCAGGGTGTTTATAAGCTCAGGGCCAAGCAAATACTCATCCAACCAAACGCCCACATTATGCCAATTAGGAGAGCGAGAACCCAACTCCGCTCCCTCCAAGATGGTCGGGTTGTTCTGGTACTGGGAGTAGGTCTTAAATATGATCTGAGAGCCGTTGGGTAGGATGAGCGATGAGTCAGTAAAGCCATTCTTCTTCGTGTAGCTAATGTATGTCCCGGAGGATGTCTGCTTCGTGCGTAGCTCGGCTGGGAGCCAATCCCACACGGCACTCTGCTGCTGGCGAATGCTAACCTCGGAAGTCTGTGCGAAGCACATGATCTCGGCGTTGGGGTTTTCTATAGCAGCACGCACCACGGAGAATGCGCCCCACTGGGTTTTGCCCGAATTTTTTTGCAAAATATCACCAATAAAGTAGTTCCCTGTATCTGGAACTTCTATATCCCATATCTCGCTTACTTGTTTATCATAAACCTTGACAATAGTTGTTTCCCAAGGTTTAGTGAGTGCGCATGAAAACAATCTTAGAAAACATTGTATCGGGCAACGAGCTAAAGGAATTGATCGCAGAAGGCAAAACGCTCCAAGAAGTCTCTGACCTAGCTTTTGAGCGATGTGGCCAAAGATGGTCAACCGCTGGGGTTTCAAAACTCTGTAAGAAGCACAAGATTCCGATGCCTCGGAGTGGCCCTCGTAGCGGATCTCTGCATAAGGGTTGGAAAGGTGGTAAGATCCTGAATAGGGACGGTTATGTCGAGATATACTCTCCGGGTCATCCGAATGCAAAGAAATATACCCATTATATTCTGGAGCATCGTCTAGTAATGGAGCAGCAGTTGGGTCGATACCTTTCAAAGAAGGAAGTCGTCCATCACAAAAACGGGGTGAAGACTGACAATCGTCCAGAGAATCTAGAAGTCTTTGAGTCCAACGCAGAGCATTTAGCCGCAACCTTGAAAGGACAGATCCCACAATGGAGTGAGGAAGGAAAAAAGAGAATGCGTGACGGCCAGAAAAACAAGGGGCCGATGAAGCTTTCCCCAGAGTCGAGACTACGCCGCCGATCCCTATGTCTTCTACGGAACGCCATCCAAAAGGAGTTGAAACTTGATGCGCCGCCGAGCACTGAAACGAGTCACCGTTACCTAGAAGCACGAGGTATGTCTTGGCAACAGTCTTTACAAATGGTCGAAGAGCACGGCATTGCATCTGTTTTTCCCCATCCCACGCAAGCACATGAAAATCACCAGTAATTTGTGAGACTGGTGTGCTCGTCTTTAGAACTGGGTCGTAAATCTCCTGCTCTGGAGCAAGGCAACGGTTGCCCCCAAGTGCCACGATCTCGTTGACCTCCTGCAACTGATCCTCTGCCTTAGCCCAGTGGGGGAGTCGGAAGCCAAAGCGGTACGGGTCGCGTTCTGCGTTGTCTACGGCTTCGTGATAGACCCTGTGAAGATCGATAAGCTCCTCTGGTTCCATGAGGGAAATCTCCTCATCGGTCGGCGGGGAAAGGATCTGGTGGGTGCGCCACTTCATTTTGTCTTGTATGCGTCCGTTTCCATGAGGATGTCGATTATCCGATAGACGCTTCCGCATTTATCACATCCAAACTCATCGTCCTTTGGCGGGAATGATCCTCGGTTGCCATCCACAAAGTGAAGCTTGCTGTATGTCTTGCAATACCCACACTTTCCAATGTGAGGCGTTACAAATTTCTCCAGTACCACATCCCAGATTTTTGCGTTGAACTTCTCGGCCAAGTACGAGGCGTAGGCTAGGGTGTTGCACTTGTACTGGATGCCGTCATGCTCCACCACATAGTGGTGAAATATCGGCCCATCAAATCTCGACTCTGGTTCTGGGATCATGCTACGATTTCAGCCTCGACTGCCTTCGCCTTCACCTTGCTGGCAATGCGAGATTTAGCCTCTGCGATCATCTTGGCGGCATCGTCGATACTCGCCCCTTGCCTGTGTTCCACGACCGCGGTAGCCATGCCAGAGAGTTGCATGGACTTGTCCGTGAGGACACCCACGGTGATCGCCAGTCGGTCGGGGGAGATGTTCTTGAGTTGTTCGGGATCGTCGGACAACTGGTCTGCCTTCGCAAACAGCAAGTCCGTGTAGGTTTCAGCAGCCATCGCATATTTCTGGCTGAACTCCTTACGCTTCGTCTCCAGAGTGTCGCTGTGCCTCCACATGAGCGACCTCACGGTGTCACGGGCAAGCCCGGTGATCTCGGAGGTGCTTTTGATGCTCTTCCCTTGTGCTAGCAGCCAGAGGCATTTTGCCGCCGCCTGTGGGTTCCAGAACTCCACACGCTGCCTGTTGCCGTGTTCCTCGGCTCGACGCATGACCTCTGCGAACCATTCCTGATCTGGTTCTGCGGTTAGTTTCTCGCTCATGGTGGTTAGTTTTACTTCAGCTTTGCGGCGTTTGCAATAGCGGAAGCGTTACCTTTTGCTTGTGACTTCCTTGCTGGTTTTTTAGGTGCAGATTGGCTAGATGCTGCAGTTGGTTTGGGGGCTGCCGTAGATGCATTTTTAGGTTTGCTTCTAGCAGTTTTTGCCAGCATGGAATTTTGCATTTCTACAGCCTGATCATAATCATTAGCATAAATATCAGTTCTTGGCTGATAATCTCCTTCATAACTTGGATCAAGCACCATCATGACAACATCAGGCTCGCCATTGTTGAACTCTTTGAATGATTCTTTATTCCAACCTTCTGGGGCAAATTCGTCATTCCAAGGAATTCTAGCCGCTTCCACAAATCCATGCGTTCCGTAAAACTCTGGAAGCACAGTATCAAATGCGTCCAGCTTTTTGCCACCAGCAGAAATTGCCGCTTCCATAATGCTGCGTCCACTCCCCTTCTCCATTGAGAATACAGAAACAATATCACCATCAGGCTTGACCGCAAAACCAGACTTACCCGAATCCGAGAGGAATAACTTCATTCCTTGATAATCCTCTACTGGGTAAACATAAACCGCAGCACCGTGCGGTGATTCATCCTTACTTTGTTGAATGGTGTCTGCGAACTTCTGCGCTGATACTTGGTCGGAAGAATCAAGCTCCAAGAACTTTACAACAGGAAGACCATTGTTTCTAAATGTATTTGAAAGCTTTCTTCCCGGCTTCCACTCAGAAAAATACTTGACACCTAGATTCTTTTTGGCCTTTGGCTTTAGAATCCCTGTGTCGCCACTATCGACTCCGCTTTTTGTCTGGTAAGACCAGAGTGCCTTTTCATTGCCTGTTCGATTTCGTCTAACTCTTGAGACTGAGACATATTGTTTGAACTTTTGCTTTTGTTTTCCAGTAAACCCTCCAGCACTTTCCTGCTGTTTGGTTGAAGCTTCAGTCCCTTCCTCAATTGTAGGTCTTGTAATTGCTGCGCGGTCATTTTTGATTTTGGTTAATACTTCGTTTATGCGTTTTTCTGAAACGCCTTTGTTACGGGCAACTCCAATTGCTGCATTTGCGTAATCTGGTGCTTCGTCGTCCTCGTACCCATCAGCATCTGATGCGTCAATAGAGTCTTGGTCGGATTTAACCTTGGCGGTTTCATACAATCGTTTTTCAGCATACCACAGGACTGCCTGTAAGTCTGCCATCGTCAGGTCTTTATATTTTGGATCTGCCCTGAGTTCGTCAAGCATCAAACCAAAAATCTCTCGGATGAAGTTGCGTTCTGCTGGGTTGGCTGGGGCTTCCTTCTGACCATCAAGGTACTTGGCTAGTCCATTTCCAGCCTTACGGAACTCTTCTCCAGTTGCAGTGAGATTCATCTCATCGCGCAACTTTGGTTTCATGGATGCTTTTTGAATGGCAACAGAAAGCTCGTCTGTAGTCATTTGAGATATATCCTTCCCAATAACTTTATCCATTCGGGCTTTATCGGAATCGGTCAATTGTGATCGGGTTTCCTCAAGCCTTGTTTTTGCGTTTTGAGTCAGTTCTGGATTCAACTCAACGAGCGTTCCAGTCCATCTTCCCCAAGTGCGAATCAACCAACGATCCATTGTCAGTGCATCAAAAAGTCCATACAAATTGGAGAAGAATCCATTTCCAATTTTCGGGCCAAGTATAGACGATCCTCTGACAACCGTATCGGAAAACTCACCACCCGGAGAGAGGTCTTTGTTCAACCTAGAAATTTCACCAACTGTGAAGTTGGTTTGCATGAATTTACGGGTATTCTCAACCCCCCATTCTTGGGTTAATTGATTAAACAACCCAAGACCCTCGTTGATAGCTTGTTGTGCCTGACCTGCTTTGATGTCGGTCGGCATCTGTCCAGTCTTGCGATATTCACGATACACTCGTTCTGCCAACTCAAAGTTTTTGTCAACCTTGAGTCCGTTTGATGTTACAGCCAATGCCCAAGTAAACGCAAAGCGAGCGTTTTGATCTGTTGCGATTTCTGGGAACATTAGCGACATCACACCAAGGGCTTGCTTAGTTTTCTCGTCATACCAACCAATGGCATTTGGGTTCTGCTCTAGTGCAATTAGCGCATCTTTCAGTCCAACTCTTGCAAGATATTCAATTGATTCCAAGCTTCTCTCGGATAGCTTAACACCCGCTTTTTCTGCGGCATCAAGAACTCTGCGTTGAATCTCAAGTTTAAAGTCTCGTCCTTTTCTCCACGATTGTGAGTTTGCAACCTTGATTGCATTAGATATTACTGATTGCTCGTCAACAGATTCTGGGACATCCACTCCAGTTGATTGTAGCTCTCCAGACGCACCTTCTTGCAATGCTTCATCTGATGTCTTAGCCACTGGTACTGGTTCTGGCATGAAGCGGGTTTGCGCCTCTGGCTCCATCCACCCAATAGCATCCGCAGGATACGACTCCAGCATCGCCTTGGATGTGATGGGAATCAGCTTCTCATCCATCTCGTTGATAGCAAACATCTGCTTGCCGTCTGCCCATCGTCCTTGAGCCTCCTGCTTGTTGGCTACGGGGTTGAGGTCTTCTGGGGAGACACCCTCTGGCATCGCTCGCTGGGCTTCTGGCATGCGGACTTGGCTCACTGCCTCGTAGCTGAACGGCATGGCTGCGTATTCCTCTGGGGCCATTGGGACTGCCTTGCTGACGCGATCTGCGCGGTAGGTGCGGTAGACATTGTCCGCGCTCTTAACACCATCCTCCAGAAGCATGGGGTTCAAGACTGCTTGTTCCTTCTTGTTGAGAAGACCAAACATTGTGTTGATGAACTTCTTACGCTCAGTCCCCTCGACAACACCATACTTCTTGTTGAAGTAGTTGATGCTGTCTTCTGTAGGACGGTTAAGGTGGAAGTCCATCATCGCCTGCACATCTTGCAAAATCGCGTCAACATTTCCGCTATAAAGCTTCTTGCCACGCTTGCTCTGTGCGCGTTTCTTGATGTTTTCCTGTAACTTGGTCACAGACATGAGTCCGTATAGAATGTTTCCATCCTTTGAGATTGTAATTGCCACTGGTGCAGAGTCACGAATAGCTGCCTTCTGCGGGGCGTAGACGACCTTGCCAGACTTTAGGCGGGTGGTAGCAGGAAAGTTAATCACCACCATGCGCTGACCCTTGCCATCCTTGACGATCCTGTTGTACTGGCGAATCATCCGCTTCTGCTCGTTGTTGAACTTGTGCTTGGCGAACATCTCGTTCAGCACTGAATCAGAAAGCCAACCGGGTTGCAGTTCGCCCTCGTCGTCCACATACGCCTCACCCTTCTCTGGGATATAGTTTGACTCTCGACGCTTACGCATTGCCTCCACAGCAGTCAGACCCGCCATTGCCCGGTCGATGTCCACTGATTTGTCAATGAATACTGGTCGCCCGTCCTTGAGGATTGGCTTGTCATTCTCATCCACTTGGATGAACGGGTGCATCAACTCCATGTCGATTGCGTTAGCAGGGTCGAACATGAGCGGCGCGCCAGAACCTTCCTTGTCGCTGATGAGTGGCTCAAACTGCCCCGGCATCATGCCAGAACTGCGCCTGTTCATCTCGCGGAACATCTTGTTGGCAATTGGGTTCTGCCTGATTTTATCATCACCAAGAATGCCGTTGCCCTTCACCCATGCACCATCTTGGTCGATCATGCCACCACTCTTAATGTGGAGGTCGCGTAGGACAGGGATTTTTGGCAGGACAGTCTCCAGTACAGATCCTAGCTTTTTGCGAACCTCACCACGGGCGGCAAGCGCACCAAGCTCGCCAGTCTCTGCCATTGTCGCGTACTGGTCTGCGTGTTGGTCGATAAAGTATTCGACCGCAATCTTATCGAGTGGAAACTCAACGCCAATCTCGGCATCGGTCATTCCTGCATTACGAAGTCGCTTGTAGTACCCATCTCTGAACCTTTCAAACTCTGGGTCTAGCTTGCCGTCCTTCGACCTAAACAAACCACCAACCGCATTTGTCTTGGTGTCACCCAAGAACAAAGCGGCAATGCCACCCTCCATGTTGTTCTTAATTAGCGTGTGGTGGAGCGTTTCGTGGGCCACCAGCGGCTTCAGCGGGTTGGTGGAGTTGACATTGATATTTGCCGTATTCGTGTTGATGTCGTAACTGCTGCTTCCAGAGTCGATGAAATTGTAATTTAGCGTTGGGTTGGCAATGGAATAGGTCGCCATTGACCTGCGAACACCCGGAGGCAATGCCTCGTACAACGCCTTCTGCTTTGTTTCCGTTAAGTTGCGCCTAAAGTTAATTTCATCACCGACAGCAAGCTCGCGCATGCGCTTCTTGGTTCCCATGAATGCACCACCACCTGCGGCAAATGAGCCACCAATTACAAAAGACTCGACTGCAGCCTGAGTCATTGTCTGTGGTCGCATGTCAGCACCATCAGAAAGCCACTCAAACATGAGGTCTACGGGATACGCTGCGGCTATACCACGACCAGTTCTACGGATGATATCAGATGTCGCACCACCAAGCTCAAAAATGTTGAATGTGTGGGCAATTCCACGACCAAGCGAACCCGGTGCTGTGTGTGCCGCAACACGCTTCCAGAATGGAATCTGCCCACGCGCATTCTCCATCTCTTTTCCAACATAACGCAAAATCTTTCCGTACTCGGAAAGGAACTTTCCTGTTTTTAGGGCTGCACCAGTAACACCAATCGCCCCAACCAGCGGGTTGCCAGCGAGTCCAACAACTCCAGACGCTCCAAGTGCTGCGTTGTACGCCTGATCTAGACCTCTATCCTTGAGGTAACCAGTCACAGCATCGTCAACCTTGGTGAGCGTTTCGCCAGTGCGTTCCAGAATTGAACTTAATGCTCTTGCTGGTGCAGATTTAATCCTGCGACCAAGCTCCATTGTCTGTTCAACCTTCTTGGCATATTCCTCCGGGATGCGAGTCGCCAAGCTGTTACGCTTGGTGGTCAACTCCTCAAGGGTATTCATTGCAGTCGGCATCGCTGCCCGAACCTCGTCAGCACTAGCTGTGATTTTTCTTGCCTTATCCAGAACCTCGTTGGCTTGCACCATAAGCTCTGGATTGCCAGCAGCCCTAGCTGACATGTTCTGGAAGAGTTGCTGGTATCTTGGAACAAAAAGCTCCTCCTTCTTGAGAACGGCATTCCCAGCTTGAATAACAGATTGAACATTGGACAAGGCAGCTTCTGTTTGTGCTACTTTCCCAAGTGTCTTCTGTGCGCCTAGTGTTAGACGAGATGCTAGTGGAACAGATTTTGCAACATTGAATGCAACACTAACTGGTATCAAGTTAGTCGGGTCTCCAGCAAGTTCTGTAAACGCTCCAACACGCGAGTATCTTTTGTTGAATGCTTCTTCACCAAGTGTATTCTTGGCTTCTTCTGCCATCTTTACAGCACCATCAAGACCAAGCACTGTTTCAGCAATCTGACCAACCTCAAAGCTTTGAATGTCACGATTCTGCTTCCATTGTCTTTGTCGTGCAGCATATAAATTTCGTTCGGTCGCTGC